TCAATGGAAACGATGGTGTACAGACCATAGTTATGCAATAGATAAGCTATATCATGACACTCATAACTTATCTCCAAAAGATATGTCTAAAGAGGAGCTGAGATTAGCAAAGCGTTCCCAATCCATAAAAGAATCTTTTGATGAGATAAAAGATATGGATAACTCTTGGGTTGTGGAAAGCGATGGAACTCAAAGAAAACCTAAAAGTTATATAGAGTTTAAACCTGTGTGGGTTACAGAAAAATCAAAAGAAGTTTTGTTTGACCATGCTAACAGACACATTATTATGAGTGGGACTATACCTTCCTCAGAAGAACTTGCTCGCAAGGTAGGATTGAAGACTCACGAGTTTGAATTTCATAGACTTCCATATGAGTTTCCAGTTGAAAACAGACCAATCATTTTAGAACCTGTAGCTTCAATGAGTGCTAAATATATTGATGTTAACTTACCAATAATTATTGATTCGATAGACCAAATTATTAATAAAAATATTGATAAGAAAATTTTAATCCATACGGTTAATTACAAAATTGCTCAGGCATTAAAAAAGACAAGTAGATATTCTAAACACATGTTTACTCACAATAGCAGAGATAGGTTAAGAGTTTTAAGTAGATTTAAAAAGGCAAGCACTCCTGCCATTCTTGTTTCTCCATCATTTGATAAAGCGGTGGACTTACCAGATAAAGAGTGCGAATTAATTATAGTTGCAAAATTACCTTATCCATATTTAGGCTCTAAGGTTATGCAAGCAAGAATAAATAGTGAAAATGGAAGGAGGTATTACAACCATGAAACTATGATGAGTTTAATCCAGATGTTTGGAAGAGGTGTAAGAAGCGAGACTGATGTATGTCCTACAATCATTCTTGATTCGGGGGCGGTTCAATTTATTAAAACATGTAGGACACAAAAATTAATACCGCAAGGTATAGATGAAGCCATAGTAGGAGTTTAAATATGGTAAACGAGTCGAGAAACGTAATTGATTTTGGTGCTGATGTAAGTGCATTTCCTACAGGGACTTGGGGTAACTTTGATGGGGAAGTTAAAGTTATAGAGTTTCGTGAAGGTTTGTATGGTACACAATTATTTGTAGGGGTTAGACCTTTGCAGTATGAGTGGGAATCCAGAGGGCTAGAATATGACCCAGATGGAAATTACATTGGTGGGTACGAAAGTTTTATGTCGCTAGGAAGTGGGGATTTCAATATAGAAGATTGGAACCCAGATAATACTGGTGGATACGAATTAGTAGGGAACGCCCAACCAAATCGTAGGTCGAGAGGTTTGAGATTTATTCTTGAACTAAGGGATAACGCAAAAGTAAATATGAGTGGGCCGAATATACGTCCATTTATTGGAGCAAGATGTCACTTTGAAATTAAAGAAGAGACTTCTACTAATCCACAAACCAAAGAAAGCGTTACCAAAAATATTATTCATGCAATCTCACCACTTGTGGGAGCTGAAGGTTCAACTGTTAGCGAAAGCCTAGTAGAAGAAGCAGAACAGTTTATTCTCTGGTTAGTAACTAAAGAAAAGAATGATGGGAACCTATCTGTTAGAACCAGAGCAATCTCTCAAGAAGCTATGAAGCATGAAGCAGATTATGGTGCTGACGTAATTCAGTATGCAACCAGACCTAATACAATTGAAGACATGATTAGGAAAGGATTGTTAGCAAGGGTTGACGAAAGAACTGTAAAACTAGCAGAATAAAAAAATAGGCCAGTAGTGGAAATGAAATGTTTAACTAAAAAATACTTCGGTGTCAATTCATTTTATCTGTGAAAAATCCATTACTGGTTTATAAAGGGGTACTCGTTGACTTGTCCGAGTTTGACCACAATATAAGTGACCTTCTATCAGAATATACAATCCTCCGAGAGAAGAAGTTAAACCCTAAAACTGTTTTGCAACACTTGTGGCAGTAGGGTGAAAATCCTGAACCCCTTAAAAGAGAGAGAGAGATGAGAGTCGAGAGAGCAATATTTAGAGAAAACGAGTGGAACAATATATTACAAGAATCATATACAGGAGATATGCGGTCTGGTAATTATCATGTATCAGACTTAAATCCTGCGTTATGTCTTAGGCAAACTGCATTATCAAGAAAGCATGAACCTAAATGGGATAACACAACTTTATATAGATTCACTATGGGTAGGTCAATGGAAAAGTTTTTCTTTTCTTCTATCATGCCTGATTCGTATCAGGAACTTGAAGTAGAAAAAGATGGCATAGTTGGCCATATAGATTTTGGTGGAGAAGATATTGACTACGAATGTAAATTAACGTGGGCAAAAGAACCTTCCAATCCAGAAGACCTCTTTGAAAATAGACAATACTGGGTAAAGCAAGCAGGAGCATATGCTCATATGCGTGGCAGAACCTATATGAATTTTGTTGTTTGTTTTTTATTTCCAATACCTAAACTTAGATGCTATGAGTTAACGTGGGAAAAAGAAGAGCTAGAAGACCTGTGGAAAAAGTTTCTTGAAGCAAAAGAATATCTAGAATTTAAAAACGTTATGGAAGAACTTCCTGAAAAAACTATCTGGACTAATCTTTGCAGAGGATGTTCATATAAGGAGATATGTGATGCCTCAATTTGAAAGTGGAGTTTGCGGTAGATGTAAGGATTCAATCTTCTTTAATAGGAAATTAGCTTATATTGAATCAGGTAATCCTGTATGTCCAATCTGTGTAAACAGAAGGATAAATCCACTAAGAAAACAAATGGGCAAAATGCCTATACCAATTAGTAAAAATGCTTACGAGGAAAATAATGTCTATAGAGAACTTTAAGTCATTAGATGACTATTTAGAAAATCGCAGAAGAATGGTAATGAGTGTTTGGGCAGGAACTGGAATTGGAAAAAGTTATTTTTGTTTAACTGCTCCGAAACCAATATATTTTCTTAGCCTAGAACCAGATGGCCCATACTGGAGTTTAAAAACAGCTCTAGAAAATGGAACCATAGAAAAAGAAGACGTAATTATAGATGAGGTAATCAGGAATGCACTAGAGGGAGATAAAGTTCCTTTGGTTCGTACCATTGTAGAAAATGCCAAAATCTATAAGTACATGAAAGATATCATAGAAGAGATTATTGAACAGGGTGATGATAATGGAACCATAGTTATCGATACAGGTACTACTTGGAACCAATTCATTCAAGAAATTGAAATGGAGGCTGTGGTTAGAAAAAGGCAAGGCCAGAACCAATCCATATTTCCTTTTGATTATGCAGTAGCTAATAAAGCTATGAAAAGCTCTGTGGACGCAATTAGAAATTCCAATCTTAATTGTGTTATCACTCACCATGCGAGTACAGTTTATAACTCAAAAGGTGAAGAAACTTCTAGAATTAAAATATCAGCTAACAATCAACTCCACCAATGGGTTGATGTTCAGTTGCAATTAATCTATTCAGAGCAAAGTCACGAAAGATACGCAGTTATTGAGAAGTGCAGAATTGACCCTACAAAAGTTGGAGAGGAAATAGATAACCCAACCTTTGCTTCAATAGTTGACTCGATAGGAGCGTGAGATGGAATTTAATCATCCAATCCCGA